GCCTTCTTAGCAGCAGCTTTGCCTTTGGCGGTGTACGGAAACTTTTTACCCATTACGTTTGGCATTATGCTTTATCCTTCTTGTTGCGTGCGGAAATGCCAGCTGCCTTCTTCTTGGCATCTGCTTTGGAGGAAGCACCCCATGCCCGAAGCGAAAGCAACAAGCGAGTGGGTCTGCCTTTGGAATCACGTTCTGGCCCCGGCATGCCGCCCATACGAGCAAGGAAGCTGGCGCGGCGCGGGTTATCCCCTGACTTAACAGGAGGTTTAAGTGTGCCGCCTTTATAAGAAGCACGCCCCTTGGCATTCAAACCGCCTTTGGGGTTCTTGCCTTCTTTACGAGTCCATGCAGGGCTTGCCATTATATTGTCCTGTCTGGCTTGGGAGTAGGGAGCGTCATAAGAGCAGCATCAAGCAGCCCCTTGCGCTCAGTATCCATTGGGGTGGCAGGGAAGACAGGCGCTATCTCATCATTCTCAAAGAATGCCGGACGCGGTGACGGGTAGAGATCATCAACCTTGTCCTCATCAGGCACAAAGATATCCACATGCAAAGCGCCGCCTTCTTCTGGCGGCACACTATCTGGTGCAAACTGATTGCCAAGAACGCGCAGGAACGGATAAGCCCTACCCATCATGCCCTTATTCTCGTTCAAGGAAGACTGACGCATCGCAGCTTTGAACTGGGTAACAACATCTACATTGTTACCAGTGTCCAGCATCACATCGCCAATCTCATCAATGTACTCGCGCACAAAGCTGGGGTTGCTTGAGAAGTCGTACTTGTCAGTAATGCGATAGCCATTACCGTCACGCTTAATAACAAACGTGCCAAGCATCATCTTCAGATCGGTGGCAAAGCCCTGATCTTCAAAATCCTTGAAGAAGCTGTCAGTGCCAAAAAAATCATTAACCAGATGATAATCAATCTGACCAGCACGTAGACTACGCACCTCGCGTGCGCCGCCTTGCTTCTGGTATCGATCAATATGGGACTGTGTGGTTGCTTCATCTTTATAATAGTGATCGCCAATCTTGCGAAGCACAGCAAGTAACTCCGGCGATATGTTATCTGCCGTAAGCCGGTCCTGATCCATAAACTCAGGAAGCATGGAATTGAATGCAGCTTTGAGAAAGACTTTTTGGTAATCGCGCATGACAGCAATATCGCTGACAAATTATTTATGCATCAACGCACAAATCTCGCATGTACCCACATAGCAAAGAACAACAGGATAAGAAGCGGTTGCAGCACAACAAATAGTATTAGATTCCAAGCCTCATAAGATATGCCTGTGCCTGCTTCCATAGCCAAGATCACATCAACACACCATAGAAACCAGTAATTCACAAACTCAGTCATTGTCACCTCCAGTCTACTGCATTATTGCAGTACGAGCCTTGAGGGTCAATAATGTTTGTGTGGGACCTGTTGCATAGTACTCGCCCCGGTTTTTCCCCCCACCCCCCTTACATGGTACAGCTGCACCGTTCGCACAGACTTTCGTCTGCACTCTCAGGTTAAGTCGATACTCACCGAGATTTCACCAGCATGTAAATGCATCGTCCTATCCACAGCCTTGAAGCCAGCCCTGTCCAGTATATCTTTGGACGCCTCAAGCTGAACGTACTCAGACTTAGCACCTTGCGCTAACTGTAATACCTTGGCTGCTGCTACCGTAGCGTTCATGCCTAACGTCTCAGTCACTCTCTGCATCATGTACGCCTGCACATGCTGTGTCTTCAAAGCCTTGCTGGCACTCACTCTGCCTGCTTCGCCGTTTGCATACCCTGCTGTTTGTGCTGCTTGCTTGATGCTGCATCCAGTTGCTACCAGCGTATCAACCAACACAGTCTGTTTATCTGTTAGTTTGTGCATGTTCTAAAAGAAACCCCCCCTGTAATCCCCCCCTTTATCCAGCCCGATTGCACCCTTCGTCAACGCACAAAACTGCGCTTCGCACTGTTGCGTATTGCAGCACGAAACACCCCATTCGATGGGGTATGTCGCGCTCTTCGATGCGCCGAGTCGACTCAGCAAAACCGTCTAGTTGCGCTTCGCACTTTTTATTTGTTTTGCCAGTTCGTCGCCGTGCTTACTCAGCTTTCTTACTGTCACAACCACGCTCGCCGCTTGGGCACACAACAATACACCACACATGCCTGAGTCGGACGTATCGACCCACCCAAGGGTGAAGGCGCAACAGGGCAGGCCAGCTGCCCAGTTACACCTTCATCCGCGCCATAACGTGGCTGTCCCCGTCTTTCTACAGTTGGCGCGGATGGCCAGACGCACGTTGCGCGTCTCGCATGGTCAAGGGCAAACCCACTTGGCGAGTTTGCCCTTGCGTCGTCCGTCTACGCCTCAGCCAATCTGAGCATTGTTGGTCAGATAAGATCAACACAAACACAGTAACAGATAAACAAACAGGAGTTACCTCATGGCTGATTCAAACATCACTGAAACAATCGTTGACCTTTTCATTGACAACTACAACGTAGAAGCACTGGACGATGACAGGTTCCGCCACATCAACGGCGACCACGGCTTGCCAAACCCACGCTTCAACATGGGCGCGAAGTACGAGCTTGGTGGGATAGCAGACAGCGCCGCCTACTCACTCGGACAAAAACGCGACTGGCTCAACAGGGTAGAAACCAACCAGCAGGCAGAACTTGAAGCCAACGGCAACGAATCCACCAAGTTCCAGCGGCTATCGATGGACTTGGTTAAAGCGGAAGCCGCCTTTGAGAATGCACACATGATCTACCAAGTATTCGTAGACCTTTACAACGCACTGACAGGTGACATCTGGTGCGGCGCTCACGCTGAAGAAGACTACGGACGCCGCTGGTGGGCAGAGCAGAAGGAAGCAATGCGCACTCCTACTAACGCCTATGTTGCACCAACCAAGAAGGCGATAGCATCCAAGAAGGAAATGCTAAAGCAACGCGCACGTGATGCACAGACAGCAGCCGCTGTAGGCTAATCTCCCCCGGTGGGGCTGGTACATACACTAGCCCCACCATCTTCTTTTTTTTGTTGCCTCATCGCTAGCGACATCTACCCAGCCCCCACTTCGTCCCGGCTGGACCCACCACCCGTTCAAAAGCTAACCACCAGCACCTCGCCCTTGCCCCCGGAATTGGTGCAACCCTGTTGGTGACTCGTTTCTTGGCTCGTGACGGACTCATCAAACGCAATTCATTGTGCGTTTTGTCACTCAAACTTTTGTGCTGCGTTCTGATCTCAAGGAGATTGAAAATGCTGATACTTCACAACTTCGCACGGCGTGAGATTTACGACTACACAATAGATGCTCTGGCAACCCACTTGGATGCCATCATTGCCGCTCATCATAACAACCCTGATGGGGACGATATGCAGCGGTATCTCCGGGTACATGATCTATGTGTCCACTACATCAACGAACAGTTAGGCAACCCACTCAAAGACAAGGAGGTCAATCAATGGACGGAACAATAATCGTTGCTGCAATGCTTCGCTCATCTGCGTGGAGAGCCTTAACCCAGTAGAATCTCCTTGCTCCGGGGAGCAGGGGCCTCGTTAGTTGTGCTGCGACTGCAATCGTTAACCGTTTTTCTACTGGGTTTAAGGAACTGACGGAAGTTCAACTACCCCTGCATCATTTTAAAACTGGAGGTCATCATGACAGTAACTGCACTTACTGCCGCTGCAAACGGCATTACTATTCAACGTGAGGTGTTTCAACACAGCACCACAATCAAGCTCGTCATCAAGACAACAACTGGATCTGATTACACCTTATTGATCAGCGATCCTAATGGCGATCCTTACATCCAAGAATTCACTGCCAAAGCATATCCAAGCAATGGTGATACTGAATGTGAGAATGAGTTTGTGCGTTGTCGTTATCCCTTGTTCCGTCCTCAAGTTACAGACGAAGAAATCTGGGAGATGAACAAGGAAACGGAGCGGCTCTATGCCTAAAGAAAAGCTATGGGTGTATGACACCTTAACATACTTAAACGTTTATGCTGAGTCACAAGATGAAGCAGACAATAAAGTATTTCAAATTGGCAACCAGATCGGTGTTGAATTTGACCTTGTTGATGATTGGGAAGAATATCAACTTGAGCATGAGGAGAGAGAAAAAAAAAGTCAGAGAATGCAAGCGCAGCAGAGCAGTTTATGAGGCTTCCATACGATATGCTGGAAAGCTCTCAATATAGAGCGCTCTCAGCTGATGCACGTGCGGTTCTCATTGATATGCATCTCGGCTTTCATGGTCACAATAATGGCGCGATCGCCTATAGCCTGCGTCAAGCTATGGAGTGCTTACACTCTGGCAGCGAGCGAGCCAAACGAGCCATAGACCAGCTGCAATCAAGCAGATTTATAATTTGCCGCCGTGCATCTAGTTTTCATTTGAAGACTAAGAAAGCTCGCGAGTGGGAGATTACTTTCCAGCCATTGCCAAATGGCAGTCCTTCTCATGCTTGGAAAAAACAAAACACAGACTAGATAAAAGGGTGACAAAGTTATGAGTGAAGGAGGTATCCACAATGGAAGCGCAGAAAGTATTTGAGTTGCTGTAACAAATCACTGCGTATTTGTTTTTTGAAGACGCAAGGGTGGCCAAGGGCCAGCAGCGCAAAGACATCTGTATCGTGGACTGTGGTGACTACCGTTTAGTGTACGCAATGTAGAGTTATCCCTTCTTATTTGGATCATGATGACGGCTATGTAAATGATCTGGCATATTAAAAGTGGTTATGCTTTGAGCAACTTTACCAATTATTTTGACACAAGAAATCTTTGGAGGGTCTTTTTGGAACGCCCAATCAGCTGGCTTGAATACAATATGTTTGTCAATAATTTGCCCAACCAAAATACCGTGTTCATCATCTTCAAAAGCAACGATATCAGCGTGTTTACATTTTGACTCAATATCTACAACGATTACCGAATGAGATGCTATTCCGCCTGCACCAAAGCCAGTCCACATACCTAGCTTATATGCCTCTACCTTACCCAATTTGGGGTCAACAATCATATCGACTACCGCACCACTCGCATCTTTTACTCTAAGAAGGTCGCCTTTTGCTGGATTGATAAGACCCGGCTGCGTTCCGACTACTTTAGATAGTTTGGAGATGGTGCGCGATGACGGGATGAATTTAGTATCAGAATTTAAAAACCTCGTGATGTTGGTTGGTGATGTACCAGCTTTAGTTGCCCACTCATTAGCAGACAGACCTTTTTCTTGCATCGTTTGCCTAAGCCACACACGGATGGCTCTACGTTCGCTCTCAACCACTGATCAGATCTCCCAAGGTCCTGCAATAATGCAGACACTACTCTGATTGCGACTAAATGCTTACAAGCATTAGTGCAGTATAAATATGAATTTACTTATTGCAATACTGCATTATTGCAGTATTCTAACTAAATGGAAAGCTATTTCGAAACATTAAACACACTATGTAATCAGAGACATATCAATCTGCGTTCAGCCTTCATGGCAGCAGACATACCAACCAGCACTTTTTATAGGGCAAAACAACGAAACGATATGCGATTTGATACCGCTGTGAAAGTTCTGGATGCAATCAACAGAATTTACGCACTTAAAACAGCCAGTGACCATTGACCCAAACTGGCACGCAGTCGTCAACCGGTTGGTTGAGGCACGACACGCAGCCTCTTTGTCCCAAGAAGCACTGGCACATAAGATCGGGTGTGCATCCAGCCTGATACATAAGTGGGAACAGTTCAAACGATTGCCGTCAGGCTTTCTATTGTTGTGCTGGCTGGAGGCATTGGATTGTGAAATTGAAATACGATCGCGTGGGCAAAGCTAGCACATGTGATGCATGCGGCATTGTCACCCCCTATTTCATCTGCCCCATGAAAGACCCAACGCCTAGTTGGTATACTATTTGTTTAAATTGTTATGAGGCAGACACATGGCAAGTCGCGCTCGCAATAAAGGAAACTACCACGAAAACTTTTTCGTCAAGCTATTCAAAGCGTGGAAAATCAAAGCGAAGAAGCAACCGCTCTCTGGCAGCTTGGGCGGAGAGTATAGAGGAGATCTCATCCTCACCATCAACGGAAAAGACATCATCACAGAAGTAAAGTATCGCAAAGGGACATCCTTCCCCTCTCCCTTCACAGTCTTAGAAGGCCGCGATGCTGCTATCTACAAACGTGGCACTGGCACTGATCCCAAGTGGATCATGATCCTGCCTGATGCCACCGTCGAGCGTATCTGGAGGTCGCGCAATGATAAAGGTAATCGAAAGAAAGACTAGCATTCAAATACACTGCACCCGTGCAGACTGGCCGCTTGTAAGATGGTGCATGGATGAAGGCCTGATGTCTTTTATGGACACTGATCCTAATGACCCAGACACAAGCCCAACTGGCCCAGAAGAATTCAAAGCATGGAAGCGTAACGGCAAGCCTTGTGAAACTTCTGCTCTAACACAGATTGATAAGTCCTAATGTCCTACAAACTCGTCGATGCTGTCATCAACCATGACATTGGTGACGGGCTTGCAAAGTTTGTGCTGATTGCATTAGCTAGGTTCGCCAATGAATCTGGCGTCTGCTTTCCGTCACTTGATACGCTTTGCCAAGTCACGCACCTGTCACGCCAGACAGTTATCACCAAAATCAAATGGCTAGATAAGCATGGCTTTGTGCAGCGCAGCCACAAGCCGGGCCGGTCTATGCGCTATACCATACCAGTCAAGCTCTTTGACCACCCGGTCAAGCAGCTAGACCCTAAGCTATCAATAAGCAATCAGAGAACAAACAACAGGCATCCTGTTCCAGATGATTGGACAGCTGATGAAAAACTGCGTGCGTCTATCAACGAGACGACAGGCAAGGAGATAGATCATGACCATGAAGAAGTTAAGTTCCGTAATCATTGGGCCGCAGTCGGATCACAGTTCGCCAACTGGGAACCCAAGTACAGAAGCTGGTGCCTTGACGCTAAATACATCAGAGAGGTCGCAGGCACTGACACTGCTCCGATCAATGGAGCCAAAAGACACAGACAAGGCACTTCTTACTTCGCTGCAGCAGCTGCAAATATTACTAATACCAAAATACACTAAAAGTCATGAGATTGACCGATACGATATTAGTTACAAGACAACAGCTGAAAACTATCGCCTTGGTTTTCTAGCTATCCAAGAAGCGTGCGTACCAATGCCTGTCGATGAGATGGCAAAGTCACTGCTGGCTGCAATGATGCTGATGGTCAAGCCGTCAGGCGAGTCACCGCAAGATGCAGCCATGCGATGCAATCTTTACGCTACACAAATGCAAGACTGGCCTGCTGATATCTTCTTGAAGGTTCTTAACCTTGTGACAAAATACAATACCTTCTGGCCTGCCTTTTCTGACTTTTACAAGGAATATGAATGGCTTGCGAGAAACAGATTGAAAATGCGTGAAGCCCTGCATTTATGCATGAAATGACTTGAATCAACTGCATTAGTGCAGTAATCTACTAAAATGACTGGAGGTCAACATGAATGAAATGAACACCCGTATGGGCTTTATCGGCGGCACAGACATGATGAAAATCATGGATGGTGACTGGGAACATCTTTGGCAGATCAAGACAGGCCGCATGCAATCAGATGATCTGAGCAATGTGTTCGCTGTCCAGCTTGGCATTGCAACTGAAGAGTTCAATGTTTCACTGGTTGAGAAGCATACAAACATCAAGCTTCAGCGTCAGTTTCAAACGCAGAAAATATGGGATGGCATAACGCTTCGCGCTGTCCTTGATGGCTTTGGCTTTTGGTTTGGGGATCGTGAGGAACATCGCATTGGGGCTGAGTGCAAGCACACTTATGAGCGCAATACACTGGACGCCCAGCTGCAACGCTACATGCCGCAGATACAATTCTATATGTGGGTAGCTGAACTGGATGTCATGCAGTTTGCCTGCATCTTTGGCAACCGTGACTGGAAGATGTGCCGCGTCAGCCGTGATGTTGATTACATCGAATCTCTCAAGGGTCCGTTGCGCAACTTCTGGGAGTTTGTCCTCAAAGACAAGCAGCCCCAGCTTCCGCATTACCCCGTAGCGCAGCCCACGATTGATCACATCCACATCGATGACATGGTTAAGCGTAATGTGGTTGGCGATAACGAGTTTCATGACAGAGCGATGACCTTCATCGAAACGAAGGACAGCCATGCTCTGCATGAATCAGCCAAGAAAGATCTGAAGCAGATGATCGGTCACGATGAGCGTGAAATCTATTCAGACATTCTGGCAGTCCGGCGCACCAAGGCCGGTATCCGCATCGTGCAAAAGAAGGAGGCCTAGCATGACGCAAAACCAAACCATTCTTGCTGCCCTAAAAGAAGGCAAGACTCTCTCACCGCTCACTGCTTTGCGTGAGTTCAGCTGCATGCGGCTGGCTGCACGGGTCTATGACCTACGCAAAGACGGGCATCCCATAGAATCAATCCAGAAGTCCAACGGCAATGCGACATGGGTTGAATATAAAATGGGCGAGGCATCTGCAAATACCTCGCCCCATCAAACAGACTGGAGGTCAGCTTGATGACGAAACCTAACACAACTGCAAAAACGCAGAAACCACAAACTGATCCAAAGACACTTGCTGCCGCGCTTCTGGCATGGCGTGAGACAAACCCATCTGCCCCTAAGAATGGCAGGAACCCACACTTCAAGAGCAGCTTCTCCAACTTTGAGGATGTTGTTGAGTGCGTCAACATGGCAACCGAGTATGGCATTACATGGACACAGATGACTGACTTCATTGTTGTTGAAAACGGTGTCGTTGATTTCATCGTTACTAAAATCTGGCATGTGCCAAGCGGAGAAATGGTCGAAGGCCGCACGCTTATCAAAGTCAAAGACCCAACCAATCCCCAAGCTATGGGGTCTGGTATTACCTATGCCAAACGGTATGGCTTGCAAGCCGCCTTTGGTATCCCATCAGAAGAAGACGACGGCAACGCTGCCTCAAAGCCAGCAGCGGAAGGCGTCGTCAGCTTCAACTCATCACCCAAGGCATCGAACAACGGAGGTCAACATGCCGATTTTTAAGACTATTCGCATCTGGAGGACTGCATGACACAACAGTATGATGAGACCGACTCAGGCGCAGCGTTTCCGCCCAAGGACAATACCAAACTGATCCTGACCGGTCCTATTAATGACAACGGCAATGATACACGCATTGCCGTCGTCAAATCGACATTGCCCGATGGTCGTCAGATCTTTGATCTGTTCGAAAAGGTCGGCACTCTGTTCGATAACGAGGCTGAAAACCCCAAGGCTCCCAACTATACAGGACCGTGGGGCGACAGACGTATCGCTGCTTGGGCTAAGGAGTCCGACAGTGGACAGCGTTATATGTCCATGAAGATATCTGACAAGCGTGATCAGATGGCTGTCAGCGAGGCTCCTATGCCTGCAAATAGCCAGTTTAGCGAACCCGTTGATGACATCCCTTTCTGATATCATAACGATTGAAGATGTGTCTGCGGCACTAGGGACTTCACCCACCAAGGTGAAGGACCTATGCCGCAAGCACAGCGTCCCTGTCATCAAGATCGGACACCAGATTAGGTTCACACAGGACGCAGTGGACCGCTTGTTGGATTCAATAACATGGCATTACCAATCTTCAAGCGAGGCAACGTCTACCACATCAACGGTACCGTTTCGTGGGGTAACAAAAAACTCCTCATACGACAAACTACAGGAAGAGCTATTAAGTCAGAAGCACGGCAAGTAGCTGACGATATCTACCAGCAGGCACTCAACAGATTAAAGGGCGGCACAGGCGCTGCCCTTTTTTCAACCGCTGCGCTTGAGTGGGTGCAATTCAAACGCCCCGGCATGACGGACATTGATAATCTAAAAAAAATATCAGACTTCTTCAGAGACAAGACAGTTGATGAGATCGCTCCCGAAGACTGGACTGCCTTCTGCCGCATGCACCTGTACAAGCACAAGCCGTCTTCTGTTAACCGCATCCGCAGCACCCTCAATGCTGTGCTGCGCTCCGCTTCCAGAGAGATCAAACTCGACAAGCTAAAAGACAACGAAGAGCGAAATGTATTTTTGTCAGTGGAAGATCAAGAGCGTTTGCTGGCAGCATACCCAGACTTCATCCGCTCTTTCTTCATCACGCTTTGCTACCAAGGCATGCGTCGTGGTGAGGCTCTTAAACTAGAATGGAAGCATATCAACCTTGACCAAGACATTATCCATATGCCCGGCAGGATTACCAAAAGCGGCATGCCCCGAACCATCCCTATGCATCCACGCGTCAAAGAAAACTTGCAGCACAACCACCCTGTCATCGTGTTCACAAACAAATTTAGACAGCCTTACAAATCCATCGAAGGCCCACGCGGAGTGCATGAGCGTACAAGAAGCAAAGTTGGATTGGAATACTTCAAAATGCATGATTGGCGACATCACTGGGCAAGCCGGATGGTTATGGTAGGAGCCAACATAAAAACTCTGATGGATTTAGGTGGCTGGGAATCTGAAAGCATGGTCATGCGATACACAGCCGTAAGCGATGAACACAATCGCAACACACTCAACAAGTTGTAGAGTATATTATGATTAGATTTCAACGCGTTATAAGCAACAAACCTACCCTTACCAAGGGTGCGCTCTACCGCTGGAGCTATGGCAGCATTTCCACCGATCCTCAGATAATACGCTGTATTCCTTCAAAAAAACAATCTCAAAGAAGATATATGCGATACTGCATTATTGCATGTTTTGTCTGTTTTACCCTGTTTCTTATGCTTTACTAATGCAGGAATGGGAAATAAAAAACACAAATTCAACACAGTCGAGGAGGCCGCACATGGCTCACAACATGCGTAATCTTGATAAGCATTTACACAAAAGGCTCTGCGAGGCGGCTGGTGTCTAGTGTCCCAATAGAAATGCCGCGCATTGTTCGCATCATGCGGCACCCCGGCGTCTGGGAAGAGCTGCCGGAGTGTCAGAGCTGCATGGGTCAGGGCGCATGCTTGGTCGAGGAACCGGTCCCCGACTACCGATCTGGCAATGGGTATGTGATAGAGCGCCTCGGCGAATGCCCGGAGTGTGATGGCAATCGCTATGTAGAATGGCCTGAAGAAGATGAGCCTGAGTTTTTCCAAGAAGCCGAAATCAATGCGCAAAGCGCATTTAAATAAAGGAGTATAACTATGTTGCAAAGCATCATCAGATTGTTTTTCCCCTCTTTGTCACAACCTGTGGCAAAGCAACCAAATGCAACACCACCACGCATCGTAGAAAAAACAGCACCCAAGAAAGCTGTTGCAAAAAAGCGTGGGCGTGGCAGGCCTAAGAAGCAGCACTCTCCATTAGATGCTTAAGTTCAGGCCCACGAGATTTGATCTGCGCGTACCATAACGAGTCTTCCATCTCACGAGCTGCTCCAAAAAAGTCCCTATCTTCAAGTTTTTTGCGCATATTCTTAAATCGAGAAAAGCGCGGCCAGCCCAAATTAAACACCATCGAAGCCAATACCATTTGTGCTGGTTCCGGCAAATCGCGCCACCAGTCCATCTTTTCGTCCAGTTCGTACAACGCAATATTGATATCGTCTTCCAGTATGACGCGAGCAGCACGCTCTGATATCGGTTCACGCATATTGTGTCCATAGCCAACAGTCGGAACGCCAACTGTATCATCGTACATTGTCAGGCGCAGGCCCTCATGCTTGGCAATAAGATCTGTTAAAGTTTGTCCGTTCATTTCTTCCTCACTGATTCAGCCAAGCCGCCACCAAAGTAAAAACCAACGATGATCAGCATGATCTCGCCAATCCAGAAGTCGCCAAGTATTGCCTTCACACCATCAATGTTGCCCTTGCCAGCCAGTGTCATGCCAAGCGTAATGGCAAAACAAAGCAGGAAAGTAAGAGCAAACATCAATGCAAGGTAGCGTTGGGCCAATTTGAATGGAGCATATGCGGCTAATAGGTCAGTCTTAGCTTTGCTTTTAGCTGCCACCTCTTCTTCTGTAGAGGTGTGGATGTCATCAATTAAACTGAGTCCCTGTTTAACAACATCACCGCTGCCAAACATTTTCATAAGCAATGGAATCATAGAATCTCCTGTATCATTCGTAATCAACCCTGATGCACATCATCTCTTGGTTGTCACTCCGCTGGATATCCTGATCTATGTAGACAGCCCGTTGATGACACTCTTCAAAAGTATCGGCGTCAGTTAAAGGAGCGACGTTGTAATTAAAAGGAGACACGGCAGTTACTAAAATCACCACCCAGACGGTGTTCATTGTTCAGGACTCATATGTGTAACCTACTGCACAAGTGCAGGACTCTAAACGCACATTTTCATTACAATCTTCCTTGAAAATGCAAAGTTAAAAGAACAACAGAAGCCAAGATGCAAGCAAATACAATGAGGAGAAATGTAATAACAGCAACCTCAAAGTGATGCTTACGCTTTCTTCTATGCTCTTGTTCTGCTTCTCGTCTCGCAACCCTTGCCTTTGCTTGGAATCGCTGCCAGTCATTCCACAAGCCCGGCCTGCCAGCATAAATCATAAATTGCTTAAGTTCTGCTTCTTGTTGCCGAATTTGCTCAAGAGCCATGAATTCTTCAAGATCAGAGCCGCCGCCTTTTCTTTGCGCCTTTTGCTGTAGCTTTTCTTTTGCGCCAACAAATTGTGCAATGGCGCTGCCAGCAGCAGCTATTTCTTTACCGTTGCTAACGCATTGTTTAATAACGGCAAATGCTGCATTGGCTGCTGCAAGTTCCGCAAGCATCAGTAGACCCTCACCTTGTCGTCTACCAACTTTGGCAAACAATAAGCAGTGATGTTCTGTCCCTGTCTGTGCAGCCGTTGTGCAAAGTACACGCAGTCATCAACGCTGCGAAAATACATATCGTTGCTAACGAGGGTTTTATCTTTACCAAGACCTAGATATACAAACAGCAAGAACACATGGATCATCCATTAACTATGATCCCGATAAGCAACAGGATTATTGTACCGGCAGTACCAATCATAATGTGTTCGATGCGCTTGATACGCAGGATGGTTTCCTTCCAGCGTTCAGAGCAGACAGCTTCGTGAGTGTTTATCTGTGCCTGTACTGAAGCAGCAGTTGGTTTAGCCATTACGCAAACCCCCTTGCTGGTGTAGCTGGTGGTGTAATCGTGTGACCACCATCTTCCAAATGTTTGATAAGCGTGTCGGCTTTGTCTGACAGCTTACGCAGGTTAGCATGATAGCCAGTTACAGCTTCGCCCGTAGGCGCATAAATTACGCCAATCTCGTCAACTCGCACCCAGTGCGTTGCCATGATAACATCATTGTCATCATCATCCTGTGCGATGATGCTGTGAGGGTAGACAGTACCTGTATCGCTGCTTTCGCTTGGCCCTTTTAGTGCGGCAATCAGAGCTGCTCTGTCGGCTACCTTGATGTACCAGTCTTTTTGTTTAGACATTATGTGGACCTACGAGCGATTGCATGTGAGATGAAGAAAAACAGCGTGCAAAATGCAAGATACGTTTAATATGCACTGCGTCAGGATAGCCGCTAGCAAGCGGCAAAAGAGTTAATTTTTGTATGGTTGGAATCGTGCCAGAGGTATCTGTTGAGACAGCTAATTGCTGGCTGGAAGCGGAAACAAAATTGTTTAATTTATATGCAACGGCAAGGCGAAATGTTTGATTTGCAACAATTGCACCAAGGCCGGAGGTCATTTTGTTTCCTCCGCCAGTTTTTACAATTGTCGAAGCGACAGGCGTTGAGTTGATTCGCAAATCAATTCTATCTGTAGCAGAGTTGGAGCCCTCAAGGCGCACAAGATTGTGGAAATCGCTTGCGGACGGCGTGAAACTAACACTGCCTTCCATCATAAGCGTACCCTCTGAAGTGTTAAATTCTTGAAACGGCAAACTGCTAGTCGGCCCCATCGTGGCGGCATCTGCGTTGCGTGTTAATGTGCTGCCAGTTGTTTTGATGTAACTGGATGCAAACTTTCCAGCCTCAAGTTGCATACCCCACAGATGTAAACCACTCGATCCGTCGCCTGCATAACTGCTGCCTGATGAATCATTAAGATTTAAAATAATACGCGCAGAAGATGTAGTTGCAGTCGCTTTTTCTGTTGCAATGCAACGAAACCAATCATTACCAAAATCTTCAATTGTTGCAGACGTGCAACTTGTATTTGTAACTGTTCCGTTATCTAATCTAAAAATCGCCTCAGAAATTGCGAAGCCACTATTTTCGTCATCAAAAACTATTTTTAAACGCCTGTCGCCGGAGGCTGCTTTTGCAAAAACAGATACCGAATAAAAAGTATTATTTGAAACAGATGCGTCAAAATGAACAAGATGCGTGTTGTTGGAAGAATCCTCTATCAGAGTATCAGCAGTCGTTGTGCCATCAGGCGCTGTAGTCGCATTTGCACTGACAGAAACTCGTGTAGATGTAAAAAAACTATCATTAAATTCTTCCGAATGTTCCACAAGATTAGTCCGCGCTTCTTCCAACATCAGCCCCTTGGCCGTGTTGGTTGCAGGATTATGATCAAATCTTGCAACATCACTAGATGCTGATTGGATTAATCCGTTGCTCCCAACAAAACTTCCACTTGTGCCTCGGCTAAACGTAAAGCGGCTATCAAGTGCTCCAGCAGCAGCAAAATTCAGGTTGAGGATAGGTTGCTCAACCGTTTTCCGCAGTCCTACACCTCTAAACATCAAGCCATCTCTGTAGCGTATAATGTCCCATCTGCTGTAGCCCTAATAGCTGCAACCTTTTCGCCAGCATTGACTTTAAAATATTCAACCTGATTGGCTGGCAGATATGCTGTGCTGGTAGTTGCTGTTGGGCTTACGGCAAATATAATGTGGCAGTCAGTCGTGCTAACGACGCGCACAACTGTAGTGCCGACAGCAAAAGCACTACTTATTGCAGCGCTGCTGCTTGCTACACTAATGGTTTGAGTCGTTCCAAGCGGAAGGACTTGAATTGGTTCAAGTAAATCTTGGCCTACTGCAAGTGTTGTTGCCATTTTTTTCTCCTTGTTATTCCTTGCTTAAGGAATCTTTGAAAGTTTCAAAAGAGGATTTAACACTGTTGCTCCACAAAGCATTGCAAACGGCTTGAACGCTAGCATCTTCAGCAGAAATATCGGTATCTGCCCACGATCCGCTAGACTTGTCACGACATTGCAAGACATGCCGGTGCGAAGTCCTGCTTATCTCAGTGCCGCTGTCTTTTATGATGGTAATTTTGCGAACCTGCACAGCCTTGTAAGGGCCACGCACTTCACAGTCATATTCAAAACTTTTTGTCAGTGACATTCTTAACTCCTGTTAAGCCGCAATGTAGGTTGCAGTAAACTGCATAGAAGCCGTTTGGGTAGCAAGATCGTTCCCAACAAAAGCTGCACCACTTTGACTACTAAAAACTATTTCAGTTGTATTTTTTTCAATAGCGAGACAAACGCCATTATCGCCAATGTTGAATCCACCAGCAGTTGTGGCGCAAACCGCGCTTCCTTCCGATCCTGTGACATCTGCAGAGGTGAACGGCAGGCCACCAATTTTAACCTGACTGCTAGCCTTGGTTGCACTGCTCGCATTAAGAAATATTTGGCAATAAACAAAAGTTCCAATTTTTACATATCTGCCGACCTGTGATGTGTATGAAATTGATGTAAGACCACTTGACCATGTAGGCGTGAAGGAGCCTTCTTCATAGTCATCAAAAACTTCAGACGCTGCTGTGCCGGAACTGTCGGCTGTTGCACTGAAATCAATTCCGTTACCGCTCGTTAAGACAAGATTAGCCGAGGTTATTGCGACACTGCCCGTGCCATTGGGGTCTAACGTTATGTTACCGTTTGTATCAGTGCTGCTAATGGTATTGCCATTGATATTAATGTTATCAACATCTAGGTCAGTACTAACAACTACAGTACCCGTGCCATTTGGAGTTAAAGTTAAATCGCCGTTAGAATTAAGAGTCGTAATGGTATTGGCTGTGTTTAAGGAAATATTTGTTCCGCTCAATAAAGCTGTTTTGGCAATATCAAGAGTCGCGCCACCAACAACACTGCCCATTGCCGTACTAATTGGAGTAACGTCTGCTGTACCAGCAGTTGCAGTTGCATTTCCACTGGAATCAAACGCTAGATATTTATTGGCACGAAGAGCAAGGCTGGGAATTGCCAAACTAACAACACTGTCAAAATCAGAAAGCTGTAATCCGCGTCCGGCTTTGTCATTCAGATCTGCGGCAATGGCTGTAAATCTATCAAGTTCCGTATTCAAAGAAGCAACAGCAAACGGGCCAGATGTCTGGAAATCAGTGGTTCTTTCAAGAGCAATATCGCGCGTTAGAACAACCGTACTATTACCCGTTGCCCCTGTAACCGTTAGGTTAATTACGCCTTTTGATCCGCTGCCTCCAGAAGCAATCGTATAATGTGTTGTAGCTGTTTTTTCGATGTCATCGACATACACATTTAGATCGGCCAAATCAAAAAATTCGAATGGCACATCAAAAGTTGTTTGCGTTACACCAGCATTTACGGTGTAGGAAATCCGCGGATTATTATCTGCAAGGTTAATAGTCATATTGTCCTCATATCATGCACTAATGCAGCACTCCACGCACATTACTGGAACCAATCTTGGTACAATGCGATAGCCGGGGTTGTGGGGTAATTGTATCTAAACTGCTCGGCTGCCTCGTCAGTGTCACCTTCCAGCCAAGCCTTGCCTGCCTTTGTCCAAGCCCACAGCATGCCGGGTGCAGCGCCAAAAGGCTCAGTTAAAACATCATCAACATTCGGGTTGTACTTAGGACGAAGCAAAGTCTCATCTGCTTCCATCATGCCTGTACCTACAGCTGCATGCGTTGCGATATAGGCAAGCTCGTTATAAACACCAAAGAGGCCAGACTGGTCGACAACGCGCTGGAACACTTCAGCATTCGATCTGGCATCAAACCACCAGTCATCATTCTTTAAGCGCAGCACACCATATCCAAGAGCAAGCAGCGTCATGCCCCCTATCAGCCGGTGCTGCTTCATTGGGTCAAACATGCCAGCTGTAATGCGGTTGGTAGCGCCAAGAACAAAGTTAAAGAACTGGAACGGCATGGTCATAAAATGTGACTCAATCCGCACCATCTTAATGTTTGCTGTCGATGCACGGGGATCAGGCGACCAGTCTCCCGGCAGCGCGTCCATCCAGCCCCGCTTCTGTGCATACAGCACGCCGTCCATGATGCGCGGCTTATCAAATGCGTTTGCATGGATGACTGTATTACCCATGCCAATGTTCAGTGCAGTCTGCCACTTTTTGTAGATTTCACGATCAAGCTCAGTCTTCATCGGCCAGTTATCAGAGTTGGCATAGACATAGCGGTTGCCCTTTTCATAAGGGTAGCTGGCAATGATTTTGGCATCTTCATCAGTCAGGCCAGCACGCTTCAGATCAATGACATCAGCCCGTTTGGCTGTGCCATTCTGCATATCAATAATGGTGTTCATGTATTTCGATGAACGGAACGTATGGTCAACCCGTTTGAAATAATAAGTGATAGCGCCAAGGCCGTTACCAAGTACGGGAATGTTATAATAGGCGCGTGTGATCGGGTTAAAGATACGCTCCTGCAAGTTGGGATTTATCCCCTCTACATTGTCTTGAATGATACGTTGCTGCGCTCCGGCTTGTGAAAGTTCATAAGCTTCACCTGTATGCACCAACTCCTTCTTGGCTTTTGCCATGAGGATACGATCTGTTTCAGTACGGAATGGATCAAAGAGTTTGCGCGGCCCATGTTCCATCATGATGTTGCCAACATCAGTTAGTGACGCCACAGCAGCTGCATCTAGATACGCCATGCCAGCAATTTCTTTGAGAGCAGAGCCAGCTTGCGCATCCCAGCGGTCAGGGTTTTTGACATACTCACCCATCACTCGCTCGTAATCGAAAAGAAAATCCTGCCGTAGTCTTTGCCGTTTCTTTTCGGGGAAGCCAGCAGCAATCATATCCGCATCATGATCTTCAAGGATGTCATCGATGCTGCGCTGACCAAAGTTCCTGTGAAACTCAATGCGCTTGCCAACACGGCTTACATAAGACTGGATAACGCGCGGCTCTTTGATGATGTAGTCAGAGATCAGATACTCAGGGATATCAATCATTCTGTGGCGCAAGTGCTTACCCTTGGTAGGGCCAGCCATTACATCCAGATGCGTTTCGGGATTGCCTTCTTCTAGGATTGCAGCAACAGCGTCCTTGGCTATGGCTTCCGGTGACTTGGAAGATGACACAGCTTCAAAGCGTTTTGTTTCTTCATTGTAGAGTTTCTTGATGGGGTGGTTGCGTATCCAATCTGCAAAGATACGCTCCAAAGCCTCACGATGCTTGCCATTGCCAGACAGCAACTTGCGCTTGTCATAATAGATCGGGAATGCGTAACGCTCATTGTAACGCAGTTCATACAGATCTTTGTAGTACTGAATAGCCTCTGCAGCTTTCTTAATAGCTTCAAGTTGACGCGCTGTTGGATTGTTTGTTTCTGTTTCGATGCGCTTTATAAAATCTTGATAATCAGCAACACGCTGCAAAAACTTCTCGCCATCAGCAATGATATTTAACTCAACAAGTTCCTGCCTGTACCCTTTAAAGAATTGATCCAAGCGTTCCACAGCGGCGTTGTAATGCTCACCATGAAGCGAGGCATCATACTTCTTACCCTGCTTTTGCAAGCGGCCTTCGACAACAGTGCCAAACCAGTCTTCGTAACTCTTGGCGTTCAAGCGCTTGGCAACAAGTGCATCTGTGTTATAGCCAAGAATCTTGCTGGATTGCTCACGGTTCAATACATCAAGCGCCCACAGCTTCTGCATCTGATCGTTCAGTGCAATACCACGCGCTATATGGGTTTTAGCTGCCCTATAAACTGACTGATGCTGCGTTTTTCCGCTCTCAATGCCAGCCATACGGTACTGATCAACACCAGCAAGAAGATGGTAATCTCGCTTCATCATGCCTGTGCCGTTGGAGATGATGCGTTTGCCGGGTGTTGATAGAAACTTATAAAAAGCAGATTTGGTGTAAGCGGTATCAGCAACACCATATCCTGTGGTCATACGCTTATAGGCTTCCTTGGCAGTACGATCATAATAAGCTGCCTGTGATTCACCGGGTTTGCGCGGATTCTTGCGCCTTACAATCTCACGATTAACCGAATAGTCGCGCCACTCAGATGGCGTCTTGAAATCTGTTTCACGAAATGGTGAAGAACCCCTGACTTCTTCACTAACCCAGACGCGCTTGTTGAATTCCTCTGCAATAATCTCATCATCAACAGAGATATCTTTGCCCTTGGTAAAGACAGCTTTGCGCTGTGCCATCTTCCGCTTGAAAGCTTTTTGTTCACCATCATAAGCAGCATTGGATTTGGTTTCTTTAGCTACAACAGCTTCAGCATCTTTGAGTTCTTTCTCAGCAGCCTTGCGTGCCTTGATTATAGTCGGCAGTTCCTTGTTCAGCTGCATCTGCAAGACAGTTGGCTGAATGCCCTGTGCCTTTGCTTCAACACGCAATGCAACCAGTTTGTCATCTCCCTCAATCGGGCGGACAAGCCGGTTGATACGCATCTCATCTACCTTGATGTCATCGACAATCTTGCGCAGGCGTGCAATTTCCTTCGCCGGGATGCTGATCTCAACCCGGCTTCCCTTTGGTGGGGGCGGCATATCAGCTGCTTTGTTTGTTATCTTAAAACCATCCACGCTTTCATTCATAACGGGCCGTGGCTCATAGACTTCATTCTGCTTGGCAATAGACCGGCGATAGCCAGTCACCATAGACGGGACAGAACCTAGCACTGTGCCAGCAGCCGTCATGGTTGCCATGTTCAAGCCGGTTTCAGTAAAGGTATTGGTTCTGTCAAAGGGCGCACGGATGCCCTCAGAAACAGCACCAGCTGCCAAGCTGCCCTTAAAGCTAGCACGCGCAGCCTGACCAACAGTCATGCCGCCACGCGCCATAAGCCCCAGCTGCCCCCAGATTGGAATTGCAAATGTAGCATTCAAAGGGTCGGTTAATGCACCAACCCAGACACCAGCATTCCAGAAGCCAGCATCGGTGAGCGTTTGTTTGTTAGCAAGGCGTCTGTCGATATCACCCTTGATCCATGCCAGATGATCTGCATTCCGGGCACGCGCTAACTCGTTCAGATAATCTTCATAGCCGCTGTAGTTTTCTTCAGTAAAAGGATCGAACTCAGGGTTGTAGCCTTGGCCAAAGAACTCAACCTGTTCGCTAATGCGGTCAATAACAGGCGACCACTGATATCCCCATGTCGCCTTGAAAGCCTCCCAAAAGCCAACATCAGACAAACGACCTTCGGTTACATCCTCATTGGTTGGCAGGACATAGACGGAATCAATATCACTCATCAATTATACCGCTCTTGACGAAGCCTGATTTAACTTCATCCAAATCTCTGCGTGTTTTAGCTTCCATGCCTTTGGTAGCCAGCGTGCGCAGATCACGCGCTTCTTCCAGCTTGCGCTCCAAGGCTTCATCGAATGCGCTTTGCATACGCGCTGTGCGATTTAAAATCTGGGTGTCAATCATCAAAGGCTTGCCGCCATTTGATGGGTCAGGCAGATAGTTGCCTTCCGCGTCAAGGACGAACCAGCGTATGCGCCGATTTGTTGACTGGGTGCTTGCCTCAAAGAAAAAGTCCTTACCTAAATAGCCGGTCTTGCCAGTTGCGTTGAGAATCTTATCAGTCGTAAAACTCGCAAATCTCCCAAAAGATGCGTCGTCACTATAAAAACGCTCTGGCGCAAACTCGGCGCGTGTAACTTCTCCTTCCACCTCTATACGACCCGGATTCCTGATAAGATTTGTTTCAACATAAATTGCATTGATTGAATTTTTTAGAATCCTGTCAGCGTCTTTCACAAGCAGGTATGCATAGGCAGGCTTGGCAATAACCATCAACCGTTCCACGGCTCCAGCTGGGAGGTCGTCAAGCATGTCTTTTTCCCTAAAATGATCGGTGATTGCTTGGCGTGCATTGCGCCCTTTAAGCTTGGTTGTCACACCATCTTCAATAGCTTGCGTGCGGTCCTTTCCAGATCTCCCCCCATAAATACCACTACCGCGCAGAATAGAATCTAAGCCGAAAGTATTTGTCCAGACATCCAGATTATCAAAGAATGTTACAGCTTCATCAGACAAACCTTTATTGCGTGCCAGATCTCCTTTCAAACCAACGCCCTGCGTTACTGTCTGGTAAATGGTCAGCGCATTCTGAAGTTCTTTTTCAGTCAGTTCATAGTTGTTTCCGTTAGCAATGCCATCAAGCAAATCCTCAAGAGCAGCAGGCAGAATATTGCCATTTACAATAGCCTTATATGGTATGCCATTCTGGTCTTGAACCATAGCCACAGCCTGATCGCTCAACCACCCCTTCCGATCCTGACTAATTCCGATAGTCTGCCAGAATTTGCCAAAAGCATCTTTGTATCTCTGCTCATCAAATACGTTGTTATTATTCTGCAAATTAGTAACAAGGTCTTGCGTAAACTTCTGATCAGCTAGGTCAGATAGATACCCAGAAAAGTTGTTAACCGTTCGACGAATATCAGCTGCTATAACCTTTCTTGTTTCTTGAAATGTTATATCTTGTGTATCATGAATAAATGTACCCTGATCACCAATTGCAAAAGATGTATTGCCTTCTAACGCATTGATCATCTCAACTACGGTTTGTCGATCACCAGCCTTTAACGCTTGTTGCGCGTCTTTCACAAGAAGGCTGCCATAATAGCTGTGATCAATCTGGTTGATCGCGCTTTTTTGGAATTGGTCGGTTAATGGGCCATTTTTAACGCCTTCTTTAACTTGATCTAAAATGTTCCTGCGGATTTCGGTTGCAACAGACAATTCACCATTTGCAACAAGAGTAGCAATTGAACTAATGCCGGCATTAATAAGAGATTGTTGTGCTTCTATGTCTGCCTGTCGCTGTTGACGCATCTCAGTAAGAATCATTGATTGCTTGTGCTGGAGAAGCGATAGAGCGCCGCTATTTTCCAATGAGTCCTTTGCAGCAAACTCAAACTCTAACGGGACAGCATCAAGCAATCCTTGAAGCCCAACAGACGCAAGTGTTTCAAAATCAGTGCTGTTCTTTGATTCCTGCCGCTTGGCAATAAGCATCTCTTCTACATCGCGGCTAAACGCAGATGCATATTTACGCTCAATCAGAGGGCGTGCTGTATCCAGTGCAACCTGAGACAGATCATCATAGGCATCAATAAAAACTGGATTGCCATCAGGGTCTTTAATAGATGTAATAATCTGGTTGCGTGCAAACTCCTGTCCTGCACGCTGCTGCTGAGATACAGACTGACGATATATAGAATCAGAGATGCGTGCATTCGCACGCTGCAAGGCTTCAGTAACATAGCCAGAACCAGTATCTGTGTTTACAGACCTGACCTGTGCAGTGAATACCTGATTGCCTTTCGATTTAATTACACCGGCCATTATTTTTTACCTTTTGGTGTCACATCTTTGTATCTCAGATAGTCGGAATAGCTGCTAGACAAACCATCCAACAAGATGGAACGCGCCCTGTTCTCGCCTCTTGCAAGAGATACATTTGCCTCAAGCAATGAGGTGGACATATTGGTTAAAGTGTTCTGAGCCAGACGCGCAGCATCCGTGCCAGCATCACGCTGAACGCGTCTGCGGATTGCATCGATGCTCCTGTCATCACGCCCCAAATAGGATGACATGGCATTGTTTGTAGATATCAATACATTGAGATCACGCATGCGTTTGTTATGCGCTTCTTCACCTTGCAGCTTTGCATTTGCTGCTTGGCTTTTAGCCTGTGCAGCTGCGCTTTGTGCTTCAGCACGCGCTGCGCTCATGCCGGTAATAGCTGTTAAAGCCTGTAGTGCAAGTAGAGCTTTCATCAGAATGCCAACTCCATAACCATACCATTCAGCTGCAAGGCCATCGGAGCGGACTGCGATACCGTAACAGTCGGGTCACGATCAAAGCCAAGAACAAAGAACTCACGCTTGCCAGATATCGCCGTGCGTGCTGTTGAAAAGTCATCATTGACCTGACGGATAATTAAATCTGTGCCATCTACAGACACTGACAATGTTTCCTCAAGATCAAGGATAACCGATGCAATGCGCCTTTGTTTACCTGTTAACGGGCCATTTGATAGCGTTCCATCTATAGGAAGGGTCTGCATTTGCGGTGTGAATGCATAGCCGATAAAAGCGCTCGATACGGTTGCATCAACAGACGACACATCAACATTGCCACTGGCAACAGTAAATTCGCCAAGATAATCGGTGCCGCTTACAACCTTAACCGTTGCACCATTTGAAAAGTTGGAACTCACACTAAAGACACCACTGCTGCCAGAGTAAGACTTGCAGTAATCCATAGGTTGGGATTCTTCAAATTCTTCAAGATAGAACTTGCTGGTGCCAGACCCGTTATTCCGCACAGCAATACAAAAAAGCCTGTCGCCTACAGAAGCTATAGAATGGAAGCTGCCTTGCGTTTCCCAAAGGGACCAGCCTTGGCGTTTATCCGCTCTCATAGAATAAAACACAGCAATGTTACCATCACTATTTACATAGAATGCATAGCTCTCCGGTTTACCCAACGCACCCTTGGTTGCTGCTTGTTGTAGAGGGGAGTCGATCAGATGCGATGACAGAACCGATATGTCTGTTGAGACATACGCACCTTCAGTATCACTAAAGATATATTCACGCACTGCATTGCCTGCTTTTTGCACATACAGAGTTGCCCCATCAAAAGGTGTTGGCGTTACAAACGAGGAGCCAAACGGAGTTTGCTTTTTGATCTGTGCAGTCGCTGGCGTAACCGGCGCACTTGTAAAAGCCGGAATATAAAACTCCGCTTCACTGGCAAATATTTGCAAATCACGATTTGAAACAATATGGCGTATCTGATCAAACGTACCCACATTGCCCGTGATATCAATTGCATCACCATCTTCACCATTGCCTGTGTCAAAATTAAAGAACCGGCCACTCTTTGACGCCCACAAATGATTTGGCTGGGCCTGCGTGCCGCCAAACCACAGGCGTCCTTCATGGAAGGTGACTGCTGCCGGATAGCCGCGCAAAGCAGAATAGGACTGCTCTGCCCAGTTTGTTGTAGCAGCACCGCTTGCAACGCGCGGTGAGCCGCCTCCAACAGCAGATGAGGTTGCGCTTGCAGCTGCTGTTATTTCGTAGGTGTTCTCATCAATGACACTAGCAACTGTTCGACTGCCGTTGACGTTCGCCGCACTAAGGCCTCCAACCGCCGCAGCACGATCAATAGTGATCGCAGCACTCGGCGCAAGGCCATGTCCAATATGAGTGACAAGAACACGGTCACTACCTTCCACAGTTTCCAGAGCATCAATAGTAAGCTGTTGACGTAGGGTACCGTTGATGGTTCCCGTAACGACTGTGGCGCTTGTATATCCAGTGATATCAACGTCTGTCTCATTAACGAGTAAAGTCGTGCCAACATGTCCACTCTCAAAGTAAGCTGCGCTTGCAGTAAAGGTGACACCAGAGCCGGTTGTTGCTGAAGCTGCTAGGCTAACACCTACATTCTGAAAGCTATGATAGGGCTGGAATACACGGTTAGTATTTGTCGATTGTTCAAAAGCAAAAGTCTCGACTTGGAAGGTGGTCAGCCCGGTACGAACCAGCTTCCTGATCATGAATGTCGTGTGGGTGATAAACATATTATCGCCTGACTGAGCAAGGTTTAATTCACCAACCTTGGCCTGATTAAACGGCAAAGCAGCTGACGATGTATCAGTTGTAATGGTTTGGATGTGCGAAACTGTGCCATCAGTTAGTAATCGCCAGATATCAATCCTGAGATTGCTGAAGCCAACTAGATATTTCTCATCATCTGAGAATACAAAAGGCTCAAGACGCAACTGCAATCCAGTAGCCGAACCGGAATAAGTTAATGCGCTTTCATACCAGATGCGTGTACCTGATCGCTTTTGAAGACCGCCTTCAGATTTGATAAAGAAGTTGCGCAGCTTTTGCGTTGCGTGGTTATAGATGTTGGCATCTGTACGAGAACGCAACGACGGGCTGACTTCCCCATAATCGAAGCTGGTCAGGGGAACTCTTATCCGCGGCATTAGCTTAACCTTTCGGTTCTAAACCGATTGGTTACAAGCTTGCGCGTTGTCTGCTGCTGGCTATCAAGATTGCGTGCTTTTGCCATCAATAGGATGGCCTTGTCATCCATCATCTTTGTAAGCGCTTCATCTCGCGCAATGCTGGAAGCAAAGATGGCAGCAAGCTGGTATTCGACAGTCAGTGTAAAGTAAGAAGGCCAGTCCTGCTCATTTGCCCTGAATGAATAGTCAGCAACAACCTGATCGGTTGCACTTAGATCTGCATAAGCCTTATCGCCATACACAGTATATTCGACAACCAAATCATTCACTGTAAGCGCATGCAGCATCAGCATATCTGATGGCAACTGATACGCACGATCAAAGCGCCCGGTGGGCGCATCGGTTAAAAGATTTAAGACAGCCTGATTTGTTGCAAAGCGCCAACGCGATGCACACAAAGCTGCCTGCGCCACATCCTCATACATATTGTTTGCAACTGTTGCTTCTGTGCTTGTGTCACTAAACGATGTAATCGGGTTGGCCCCGATAAGAGTGAGAGCGCGTGCAGCAATATCAACTGCGGAGTTTGCTACCGTCGATGCCATGTATCTGAATGGGGGCGAGCATTTGGGAGTTTCACCCGCCCCCAAACTCCATTAATCGTCGTCAGTTAGATCAAGTGCTGTACCATCACTTAGATCAACAACCGTTCCGGTGTTGGATAGTACAGTACAGATGGTCATTGCAGGCGCGTCATTGTCATAGACAAAGACAATATCACCTACGTTAATCATGCCAGCGGCATCATTAAAATAACCTTCCTGATCAACCGTTTCCAAAGTGTCAGTAGAATCATAATACCAGATATTATGACCACCACCGCCTGCCATGCGAGTCAGACCAGCTGAAGTATAAGCCATATCTAATCCTCCTCTTATGTATTGTTGTCGAGGACTTCATAGACACCGTTATCATTGATAACGACAGCGCCCATGGACATCATCGATGTGGTGAGGTGGGATACCTTCTCGGGTATGTAGTTCAATTCGGTAGAGACTTCAGAGTTCACACCAATACCTACAGCAGAGGTATGGTATGCCATATTCTTACCGGCAGTAACTGCACTGGTTGAGAAGATATTGAAACCAAGGAATTGCTTCATGGTCATGCCACCAGCAAACGGAAGATTCTGCTCACCAACAAAGTCAGACGATGCAAACTCGTTGATGGCAAAAAGATCGGCATATCCTTTTGGATGCATGGCAAGATAGCGACTACCATCTTCCGGCACATCGTTGGAACCGAATGTCTCAAACAATGACAACAGATCGGCCTTTGCAAGGGCAGACCCGGTATCATGGATTTGAGTGCTGTTAGCGCCGGAATCCATTGCCGCATAGATTAATTCGTCAGTCTTACGACCAAGAGCAGCAGCAGCAGATTGAGCCACAGCCTGACGCTCATCGATGTTGGTCTTCAACTCATCGAGTTTATCTATATACTCGGCAGCATAGTAATCTTCCATCGTGCTTTCGACGGTTGTATGCACCAGCTCCATTGGAGTAACGGAACCGTTGCGGCTCTTCGTAGAAGCAGAACCAGTACCGATTTTCTGGAAACGAACAGTGTTTCCACTCACTTGCGTATTACGGATTGTGTTCTTTAGCTTTGAACCCATACGCTGATACGCCATGTGAACTTCGGACTCGAACTGCTTAATGAATGCGACATCAATTGTGTTCGCCATTATTACAGTCCTTCCTGCATAAATGCAGTTAGAGTTTTACCAAAGATCGGTTGTCCGCTTCGCTCTTCATCTGGTTATCCTAGAGGGCCATCAGTTAGACGCGGGCCGTCGTTACCTTCGAATGACACTGAATACTCTGGTCCGCAACGCACAAATCTTAACACCGAGTAGCCATTGATCATTGTTGGCTCTGTTGAAAACATAAAGCCAAGCCGCGCCAGCCACTCAATCGTTTTGACATGATCCAGTGGCACCACATTTTCCAACAGGTCATATTGCGTCTGGAAATGATCGACCATGCTAATCACCATCTTGTGAAAGTTTTTAGCGTGATCTTCGATGGCCGCAGAGCCTAACAGCCAGATGGACCCGATGCAGTAGTCATCTTCTTGTGTAAGAGGCATTACACCGCCCATACAGATAGGCGTCTCATCAACAAGGGCTGCATAAGTCTCAGCCCCTTTAACTGTTAAAGGATGGTGTAAAGCACGCCACGGCGTTGCACCGTGTATCATACACTCGCGCACATCTGTCAGCCGGAGGAAGTGCTGAAGTTTGCCAGCATGCATAGCTGTGGCGCGCTCTACGATTATGTCGCCAAACCGGCTATTGTTGATAAAGCTTGGCAAAGCCGTCATTCACTTGCTTGATGTAACCCTGATCCCTGCTTCCCTGTTTCCAGTAGCGTTCATCATTCATCATATTGCGCAACTCATCTTCATTAAGTTGTGCAGCAGGCGCTGTATTACCCTGCACGACTGGCACATTGATTGTGGACATGATCTTTTCCAGTGCCTGAATGCCGGAAGCAGATTGCCCAAGCCGCTCTATGGCTTCATATTGCGCATCATCGAAAAACTGATCTGCCCATAAGCGCACAGCTTCAATGCGAGCATCAGCATTCTCACCCAATGCTTTGTGTTCGTTTTCAAGATTGGGCATGTCCGCATTAAGCGCTTCGGCATATTTCTGAATGCCAGCTTCAAACTTCTCCTGCCCATATCCGTTGTCATATGAGAATTGCGCCCACCAATTCAGCAAATCATTACTGACGGCTTCTTCTTCATTGAGGTTTTCGGGCAGCTGATAGTCGCCAACAGTTGCTGGCCGGTCCTGCCACTGCTCCTGATGCAACTCATCTTTTATGGAAGCGCGTAATTCTTCATCGCTTTTGCCAAGCTTTGTTTCCAAATGAGAGTAGGAAGATACCAGATCTTCCGGGGTTTTAAATTTTTCTGGCAACCACTCTGGCCGTTCAACGCCTCCAGATTGGCTACCGTCAACAGGTGCTTCAGCTGCTTCTGCAACTTCCACATTATCTGCTTCATCCATCTTTGATCCTCTTTGCATGGTTGATACGTCGCTCAATAAGACCGACAAGATATCGCTGACCCTCCAAATGTCGGAGTTCAGCGTCACTTACATTCGCACCAGTGACTGCTTCAATGGTAATCGAACGCAAATATTTCAGCACTTCCTTGCCATTCGGCGTGCTGAATAAGGATGCTGTATCTAATGAAATCTTGTTGTCCGCGTTTTCTGCGCGTGCAAACCCATCAAGTCGGAGGCGGTGCCCCGGCATCTGCTACTCCCTGCATCTGCTGCATCTGCTGCATTTGTTGCATGGCTTGCATGATCTGCTCACGCTCACCAGCATCCCTAATCAAGCTGTCAGGCACACCAAATTTCTTAGCCAAGAATGTGGCTGTTTCTTCTGAAGACACCAGAAGATTCACCATCTCAGGACCAAAGCGCATGCCAACCATTTCCAAGAAACGATCAACGGATGCGATATCCTGATTGGCTTGTGCCTGTGCAAGTGGAGATACAGAGCGCACTTTGACTTCCCGGCCATTGATGACTGGCATATCAATGCGTCCCTGTTTCTTTAATATATATACAACCCGTTGCAAAACGGGCTGGATAAACTCAGCCTGTAATCGTCCGAAGGCGGAGCCGATGCGCCGGGAAAGGTCGGCCATCCGCTCCGCTACTTCGGTGGCTGTTGCTGGCGTCTTGTTGGGATCACCAAGCATATCATTGTAAAGCGCACGTTTGATGTTGTTGCGCATGTCGCTCAGAATGAGGTTGGCCACATCAAAGGAACCAGCAGCACGGATAGGCTGCAAACCTGCGCTTGTTGGAGATTTCGGGATGATTGTACCCGGCACCAAATTGATGGAATCGGTATTGATTACTCCATCATCGTCCATTTGGTAGATGCCGGATATCGCCATCTGCGCATTCTCAAGCACAAGTTCGATAGTGAGGTTCGTTGTCTTGATTGCGCTGAGTGAATTAACAAGTGGCCCGCGTCCGTAAACTTCGCCCGCCGCCTTTGACCAGCGGAAACAAACAAAAGGATTTGACCCAGCACCCTCGAAGATCTCCTCATAAATTGTTTCCTTGCTTTCCTTTTCAATGACATAGAACGCATTGCGCTCGACATTGGGCTTGTCATACATGCGGCAGACGACTTCCAAGATTTTAATCTTCTTGTCGGGCTGGCGCATAATCCGGTCAGTCAGAGGCTTGGAAAGTTGAGCCTTTGGGTAAGCAATAGGTAGATCACGATTGCGTAACTCGCGCTCTCGATACACATGATCGATACGGTCATCAGGACCGTTTTCAAGTACGATCTGTGGGAGAGGTACTGCATTAAACCGTACAGGATTGATTGCATCGCCTTCTTCAACAAGAAGGCAACCTGTTCCAACGGCCAGATCAAGGAAGCTTTCATGCGCTTCCTGTCCAAAGTTGGAGTTCTGTATGACTTCGAATACATACTCAGTTACCTCATCAAGTTCATTATTGATGCGATCACTGTCGTTGTTTGCGACTTCGCTTCCGGCAACAAAGTCAGCCCATCGTGCAAAGTTCGGGCAGATGCCGTTCTGAAGACGCGATGCGAATTCCTGCACCCCGACAACAGCTGTCTCATCGAAGATACGATCATCGCGCCGTTGACCCGGTGTCAGGTTTGTAAACCCTTCACGCTGCGGCAGAGCATACTCGTAACACTCATCAAACAGGTTTTCAAAAAGCAGACGATGCGACTTAGCCTTATCGTACCGCTCAAGATAATTCTTGGCCGAGCCGTGCATTACTTACTTCTTTCTAATGAGTATCAATTTTAGATATTTCCCTTACAACGCGTCTTTTTTCAAAGAAAGCAATGAAGGTGGGCCTACTTTTTTTGTCATTACATATCCTTGTATTGATTGTAAAAGCCAATGCCGCCGCTTTGCCCGGTGAGCAGAGAGCGGATGCCAGTACCTTTTTTGCGCTTTGATGCCATCTCTTCAACGCGCTCATCC